AGGGAAACTTGTCGCTATATGTCGAGACATTAAAATGAACATTTGGATTGAACGACTCGACTGACATATTGTCATCTATTAAACGCATATGATTTCCGAGAGATACAAACTCTTGTCGATTCATATCGCAATCGACGAACAAACATTCTTCTGGATTTATCCCGTCGGCGAGACATAAAAGATTCTTGTCGTATGAACCTACTATTTTCGAACCGTTAAAACGCTCTAATAGTTTTGCGGACATAAAACCATCCATGTCGGGAGATATAATTAAATTCTTAGAATGCTCCAGCGTACTGAGTATGTCTGTTTTCATTTGGTATAAACGTCCCTTATAATAATGTTATGACTGTGCAAGACTGGGCTTCCCTAATCGTAGCGATACTTACAATTGTATCATCAATAGCATTTGGAATCAAGTGGCTTGTCAAACATTATCTAAGCGAACTTAAGCCAAATTCTGGATCATCACTAAAAGATCAAATGTCAAGATTAGAGTTGGCTGTTCAAGAACAAAAAATTAATTCCGAAGAATCACGAGATCGCCAAGAAAGAAAACTTGACGACTTGTATAGAATTCTAATTCAGCATATTTCTGACTCTAAGAAATAATTTGCTATATACTATATATAAAGATAGTTTTTAAAACTATAAAGATAGTTCTTTTTTCTTATATATTTAAAGTATACACTATCCCTAACCTGGCTAAAATAGACTTATGGTAACAAATCGGACATTCCCTATTATAACAATTTGATAACTTTAAATATCATGTCCGTTTTGTCTATTATGGTATAATTTATTGTTGGCTAATACCTTGGTTTGTCCTATACCCACCGACCATGGTATTAGTCAATTTTTATGGTATAATCGCAGTATGCCTATACACTCTTCTCTTGCTTTTGGTGCCGATCCAGTCACTATGCAATGGAGCGTTGTTAGAGGAGATACTGGAACTCTGAGAGTAGAGTTTTATGAAGATAATGAAGTAGATTATTACGATACTACTGGATGGATTTTTAGAGCAACTGCTTATGATCAATCTGGTAATGTTTTAGATGCCCTGGATTGTGAGCCTGGAGAAGGTTTTGTAGATATTACAGCCTACCCTTCAGTTACAAAAAACTGGGGATTAAAATACTCATCTATCGTGGCTCAATTGCCATTTGATTTACAAGTAATAATTCCACAAGAGATTGAAGACACTGTTTGGACTCCTGTTATTGGAACCATTCAAGTATTAGGCGATGTTACACCAGGGGGTACACTATAATGGCAGTTATTAAGATTGTTCCAATGCCAGGCGCAGTTGGAGACAAGGGAGACGAAGGAGCCGTAGGCCCTCAAGGTCCACAAGGAGCACAAGGTTTACAGGGACCCGCAGGTGCTGACGCACTATGGTCTTACAATGGTGAATACAACCCAGGTGCAGGATATGCAGTTGGAGATGTTGTAACATACGAAGGACAACTTTGGTATCGCAAGCATCCTAATGGTGGAAACGTTGGAGACACACCATCAGAAGGATTTATTTGGGATTTACTTGCAGCAAAAGGTGCAGATGCTGAACTACCAATTGGTGTTAACTCATCCTTTACTATTGGAAATCAAACTTTTAATATTGTAAATGGAATTATTACATCTATTGATGTAAACATTCAAGCATAATAACGTGAGATAATAACTCCATGGCTGTTTCTAAATCTATGGATTTTCCAGGTGCAAAAAAATCTTCTTATGCTGCACAAGTAGAACAAAGTCAAGCATCTCCTACTGTGGATAATGCTCTTTCATTTCTTCCAGTCCCTGGCCCAGTAGGACCACAGGGACCCGCAGGTAGAGACGGTAGAGATGGAAAAGAAGGACCTGAAGGACCAGAAGGAAAGCCAGGACAAAAGGGTGATAAAGGTCCAGCAGGAAAAGATGGAGCAAGTTCTTTATCTTCTTCAGGACAACAAGCAGGATGGGCATCATACACAAACACTATTGACAAACCAACAAAACTCGGAGTATCTCAAGGAAACGATGGATGGGTAACGCTTTTGTTAGACACAAAGGACAAATCACAAAATGAGACATACCTTCCTAAAGGTTGTACTAGCCTTTGGAATAGTCATCAAAGAGCCCTTAACTTTCACGGTATCAAAGAAGGCTCCCAAGTATTCGTAACATACAACTTTGAACTAACTACCTATACGGCTAATACTGAGGTTTGGCTAAGGACATATTTTGCAAGTAAGGATCAGGAGTTTGTTCAGTTTGTAGGATCACTTAAGTATCAGAACGTCTACAACCTTTCAGTTACTCAAAATATATTTATCGAAGACAAGGCTATGTGGGGCAACGGAGCAGTACCTCAAATTAGAACAGACTTTGATGCCTCCGTAATTCTCAATTCTGTATACGTCAGCGTGGTATAATAAAACCATGGCATTTCCAGCAACCTATGATTTTAACTACTATAAGGGTGATACCTTTGAATTTCGTATCTACCCGAAAAAGAACGATGGAACGGTTTTTGACCTAAGTACTTTCTATATTCCAACAAACTATGCCAACACACCAGACGATGTAACAGATACTGTTGCTCCATATGATAGTGCTCAGTTTACAATATCAAATGTTCGTGGCTCCACTGGTCTTGCTACAGGAATGCCACTTAAATGTTTTGCCAGAGTGTCAGATGACAACACATTCGTACAGTGTGCAATTAGACCAGCAGAAGGAAATCAACTGATTGCTGGAACAGAATATGTGTATGACGTTGAAGTTAAAAAGCCATCAGGATTGTCTGGCACTGGAAGTTATGAAGTTGTCCAGACATTGCTTACTGGAAAAATAACAATTACAGATCAGGTTACAGGCGCAACGTCTGCAACATCAGGTGCTTAATGGCAGACATCCTTTTATCAAATGACGACCTAACAGTCTTTGGTGGACCAGAAACAATTAGTCTTGATTTAGATATAGGACCACAGGGTGATCGTGGAAGCATTATCGTGGGATCAAATGGAAATCCACAAGATGCAAATGTTAATGCTGCAATAGTTCAAAGCCTTCAAGCATTAGATATTGCAATTGACTATAATCCAGCATCTGCAACATATAAGACAGTTTTTCAAAGAGTAGCAACAGCAACAGGAACACAATGGACGACAATGTTCAACCTAAAAACAAACTACTATTCTTCAATTAAAGAGGAAGTTGCTGTTAATGGAACATTAGAAATAACACCAATAAATGTTGCAGATATTTACGGATCATCTGGTGTGACAGCAGCAACATCAAATGCCTTCAATATCCAGTACTCAGTATCCTCACCAGACTCTGCTGGTCCTTTAGCAACAACTCTTTTAATAAAGCCACTAATAACTAGTCAAGGCTTTTTGGCACTACCACTTGAAATAAAGGGTGTAGAATATATTGATGACGCTTGGCAGCCTATGGCTGGTCCAAAGCGTGTTCATTTATTTATTACGGTGGTATAATGACAAGAGGTGATTTATAGTGGCAGCAGAAAATATTGACAAAACCCCTACGGGTACTGGGCCTTTTAACACCAAAATGCCAGGACTCGGAGATCCTGCCGATATCCAAGCAGCATTAAGACTTTATCACTATGGATCAGACACTTATGATGCAGCAGCACAAACCCCAGGCCCTCTCCCAATCCCCTCAATTGCAAACTACCTTAAAACTCTTACAGATGCAATCGCTGCTGAAACAGCAGCACGTGTTGCTCATCAAAACAAGACAACAGATGTCCACGGTATAGCAAATACTGCAAATCTAGCATCACAGGCATATGTAATTAATGCTCTAGAAGGTGCTACAGCAGAATATCCAAACCTTGCAGGAGATGGCCTTGAATGGAACGGTATCGATGAAAGATTTGATCTTGATCCATCTCTACTAAATAATAATACTGTAGTAGTAAAGACATCTGCTTTTACTTTAGATCCCCTCGATGTTAATAAAACAATTTTTTTACAAATGTCATCCCCAACAAACTTGTCTATCCCGCTAAATTCTGCTGTTAATATACCAATTGGATATAAATATAATTTAGTTGAAATTGGTTCAGCAAGAACAACTTTTGTTCCAGCATCTGGAGTAACTGTTGGAAGTAAGAACTCACAACTATTTTTAGATGGAACTTACAGTAAAGGAACTCTTGTAAAGATTGCAACAGATAGTTGGGTTTTGTATGGAGATGTTTATGAAGGCGTTGCAGTAGCACCTACACCAGCACCTACACCTGCTCCAACCCCAGCACCTACTCCAGCACCAACTCCTGCACCTACATCTACACCAACACCAACACCAACTTCAGGAACTCCTACTCCTACACCAACACCAACTTCAGGAACTCCTACTCCTACACCAACACCAACTTCAGGAACTCCTACTCCTACACCAACACCAAGTTCAGGAACACCAACACCTACTCCAACACCAACTGCAATAATTGTTCCAACTCCAAGTCCAACACCAAGTTCAGGAACACCAACACCTACTCCAACACCAGGACCAACAGTCTGGTACTGCACATCAAATTATACTGAAGAGGCAGGAGGACAGTTTGAATGGGATAGCAATATAACTGGATCTGTTTGTGGCGTTTCTGCTGTTGCATGTTCTACAGTTTCATACCCTGCACCACCAACTATTCCAAACTGTGTAACACCAACACCAACACCAACACCAACTTCTGCAACAAGTCAATGGTATTGCTCTACAAGAGAAAATGATGGAACTACTGCTAATTACACAAGCGACACCAATAATACTAGTTGCAATAGCGTTGCTGCAACAATATGTGTTTATGGACCAGCAGGAACATCATATCCAGCATTCCCTGCATTCCCATGCAGTGGCACACCAACACCTGCGCCAACGCCTTCACCAACACCTACTCCAACGCCAACGGCCTCTCCTTGTAATCCAGACTGGAGTTTAATCCCTCAGTCACAATGTGCTGAATGTGGATTAGTATGGAATGCATCACTTGGTGAATGTGTTAGTACAGGAACACCAACACCAACACCAACTCCAACACCAACTCCAACTCCGACTTCAACAACAACCCCAGCACCTACACCAACACCTACAAACAGTTTGTGTACAGATCCTTCAATTCTTAACCAATCACAATGCCAGGCTTGTGGATATTATTACAGCACAACATTTGGAGAGTGTTCTGCAACTCCATGGAATGGCACACCAGCACCAACTCCGACACCAACACCGACACCAACTCCTACTCCAACTCCTACTCCAACTCCAACTCCAACTCCAACTCCAACTCCAACTCCAACACCAACACCAACACCTACTCCAACACCTACTCCATGTGCACAATTCTTCTGTGCAGCATACGGAGAATATATTTGTGTAGGAGATTTCTGTCCAAGCAATACACCTGCTCCAACCCCAGCACCTACACCTGCTCCAACCCCAGCACCTACACCTGCTCCAACCCCAGCACCTACACCTGCTCCAACCCCAGCACCTACACCTGCTCCAACCCCAGCACCTACACCTGCTCCAACGACTGCTCCAACACCAGCACCTACACCAACACCAACATCAGCATGCACTGGATGTATTAGAAATTATTGCTATGAGCCTTGCCCATCATGCTGTAATGGCGATTGCGGATGCTAGTCTATAGTGTATAATTGAATAAAACAACTATAGAAGGAGACATAAATGTCAGAAGAACTAACTCCTTGGCAAAGATATAAACAAAATTTAGGAGAAACCAGGCCTTGGGATATTGTAAACCCTTCAACAGAATGGGCACCTGCCGAGGTAGCAGAAGAAAGATACTCTATATGTAAAGCATGTCCAGAACTAATTAAATTAACAAAACAATGTAAAAAATGCGGATGTTTTATGGTAGCAAAAACAAAACTACAAGGGGCAGTATGTCCATTAGGGAAATGGTAATATGGAAAAAATATTTTGGGAAAATGATAAAGGAATAATTTTTAACAAGTATAGAGCAATAGAAAGAACTGAGATTGCTCCTGGAATAATGTGTTATGAAAATGTAATACCCGAAGAAACTTTTAAAACTGTTGTTGTTGATCTTGAAGAAGGAATGCAATCAGCGAGAATAGAATGGCTTGCAGCCCAGGTAAAAACTGGAGTTGGAGATTCTGTAGAGTCAAACGTAGACACAAAGTCAAGAGACACACAAACTATTAACATTCCGTATTCAGAAATAGAAAAAGACGATTACTCAGATATTGGAGCAGCATTTTACACTTCTATGGCTAATCTTTTTTTAGAAAATTTAGTTCCTTTAGAAATTAATTATCAAAATAATTACGGCATAGGTTGTTCATGGCATGACTCTTATCAAATATTAAAGTATGGAGTAGGTCAAAAATTTACAAATCATATAGATGATCATCCAGACTACCATAGAAGAGTATCAACCCTATATTATCTTAACGATAACTATTCTGGAGGAGAATTAAATTTTCCAAGATTTAATCTTTCTTTTAAGCCTAAAGCAAATCAGATGGTTATATTTCCTTCTACCTATGTTTACAATCATTCAGTATCTCCTGTTACTGAAGGAGAAAGATATGCAGTGGTTAGTTGGCTTAGATGATAAAATTAGTTCAGTTAGACCCTAATGGTCTATGCAATCTTGGATGTTGGTTTTGTCCAGTAGCATATGAAGAAAACCCAGTCATTGGGCGAGGCACCATGCCTATTGAGACAATTAGATCTGTTATTGAGCAATTAAAAAATGGTGTTGGAGATTTTGTAGATCCATCATTTTCTTTTATTTATACAGCACACTATAATGAAGTTCTTCTTTATAAACACTTTAGAGAAATGCTTGACTTATTTAGAGAGCATGGACTTAGAACAATGGTTCTTACCAATGGCTCTCCACTAACAAAAGACAAAATGGATATTATCAAAGAATACAGCGATGTTGTTGATATAATTCATTTTAATACCCCGTCTGCCGACGCTACCACTTGGGCAAAAATGACGGGCAAACCTGAAAAAATGCATCAAAGAGTTATGGATAATATTAGATACGCAATAGATAACTTTCCACATCAAAGAGTTTCAATGCAGGTAAACGGAATAAATGAAACTTCTCTTGGCTACATGGAGTTGTTAGAAAATGCTCCTGCAATAGACTTAAATGATAATACTGGAGATACGGCTACTGCTGTAAAACAAATGAAAGAATCTTTTCCAGAAATAAGCATATATGCAAATACTTCTTTGGTTGATAGAGCAGGATATCTAGATACCCGTGGAATAATGAAAAACCAGATAACTGGCAAAGGAAGTGTTGTTGGTTGTAACAATATGGGCAGCAGACCAGACACCTGGATTCACATAAACGCTAACGGCGCTGTGTTTCTTTGCTGTAATGACTATGATTTTGAAACGGTATTTGGAAATGTAAATGATACTCCAATAAAGGAAATTTGGGAAAGTCAAGAAAGAAAGGACATGATCAAGCATTCATATGAGAACTTTTGTACAACTTGTATTCATGCTATATGGAAAGAATAATGAAAAAAAGCATCTTTATTCAAATAACATCTTATCATGACTATGAACTTGAGAAGACTATAAGAAATGCTATAGATAAGTCATCAGGAGAAACAGAACTAGTTTTTGGTGTGCATTCAATTTTTTATGAAGACAATTCTTGGATTGAGCCAGTAAGAAATATTGCTAATGTTAAGTTAATTGAAAGCAAAGCCCCAGAAAATCTTGGAATGGGGCTTGGTCGAGCCATCGCTCATGATTTGTATAATGGAGAAGACTACTACTTTCAAATAGATGCTCATAGCAGGTTTGATCAGAACTGGGACACATTCTTAATAAACGAAATAGATACTCACAAAGGTAATGGATTTAAAAAGCCCTTAATTAGTCAGTACCCAAAGCCATTCTGGTACGAAGGCGATACAGAAAAAGTAAATCAACATAAAGAGGTCGTTACTCAATTTTATTGGAAAGATAAAGAAAGATTTAAACACAACAGAATGCCAATGCAGGGCACTGTTTTAAATCCAGAAGGAAACATATTTTCCATCTCTGTATCTGGAGGGTCTATTTTTACAGAAGGAGAATTCATAAAGCCAAACAAACTAATATTTGCTGACGGTGAAGAAATATTTATGGCAGCAAGAGCATATACTAGCGGATATGACTTCTTTGTTCCAAGCGAGATGTTTATGTATCATCTTTATTACGGCACAGAGGGTAAAAACGCAAGAAGGACTGTATACCCAGACTGGCCAGAACAAACAGCAGAACTAAATAAAATATCTGTTGACGAAATTAGGTTTGTATTAAGTGGAGAAGGAATAGTCGGAGAAGGAAGACTTGGAACAGAAAGAACTTTATCTGAATACGGAAAGTTTTGTGGACTTGACTTTGTTAACGGAGAAATTTTAGACAATTATTATGAGTTCTAAAGTATTAGTAACTGGGTCTCGTGGGTATGTAGGAACTGCAACAAAAGAGTTGTTGGAAGATTACGGATATAAAGTAGTTGAAATAGATAGAAAAATTAATAAAGACACAAGGCTAATATTTAAGCACATTAAGCCAAATACTCTATCTTACATAATTCATCTATCTGCTAAAAAGTCTATTCAAGATTCTATAAAATATCCACTTTCATATTATATGAATAATCTTTTTTCAACATTTATTATCGGAATGACCTCTAGATTTTTTGATATCCCAGTTGTATTTGCTTCCTCAGCAGCAGTCTATAATCCTTATAATCCATACGCCAAGTCAAAACTTTTAGAAGAGAAGATCTTAAAGTCTTTATGCAAAAAACTTGTTATATTAAGATATTTTAACATTGTTGGAAAATCTAGTAAAACAAAAGACGATCAAAGTGGAAACATATTTTCAATAATTAACAAAGATCCAAACATAAGAATAAACAGCATCTCTTCAACAAGAGACTATGTTCATGTTTTAGATATAGCAAAAGCCAATGTCTTATCTATTGAGTACCTTAAAGATAATGACTTTTTGCTTACAGATATTTTTACTGGAAACCAGTTTACTATGATTGATGTGGTAAATGAGTACAAGGCTAATGGTGTTATTATTAATTATACCGTTTTGCATTTGCCAGACCTAACGGTTCTACCAGAAATAGATAACAGAGACCTTCTTGGATGGTTTCCTTCTTACACTTTCTCAGATGGCGTTAAGTCAGAGATTAGTTTTAGATAATAAAATACCCCCAAGGATTTCTCCAAGGGGGTATTCTTTTTATATATTACTTAGGAAATTTAGCCATCCAGTATTTGGTTCTTGGAGTGATGCCCTTCCATGAGGACCAATCGTCTCCACCATTTGTCATGTAGTATGCAATCTCTGCATTCTTGACGGGATTGAATAACTCAGCGTTAGACTCAAGATCAAACTTAGTCCTACGATCAGGACCAAGGTTGTCGATCATATTAATTTGGAACATACCATAAGACGAGTCTCCAGTCTTGTGGTTTCCGTTAAATGCTAATGGTCGTCCATTAGATTCCTTCTTGGCAACTGCCCAAGCCACAACAAGGTCTTTCCCCTTGAAGCCAACTAGCGAAAGCAGTTCCTTTAGTTCTAAATCAGTTAGAGAAACCTTATTTTCAAAACTCTCTAACTTTTTTGCCTTAGAAACCAAAAAAACCTCTTTCGAGGTGGTTTCCGATGTCTGAGCCTGTTCAAGGCTAAGATTGTTCTTAGTATCAAGACCTGAATCAGCATTGGCTCCGTTCGACAAAACAGTTACTAATGCTACGATACTGAGTGTGCTAATGATCTCTTTGTTTCTTTCGATAAATTTAATCATAGTTTCCTCCTTAGAAAACAATAACACCCTGGTAGGTGTTACTACCAAGTATAGCATGAGATTTTTCAAAAAACAACTTTAGAGGGTGGTATAATAAAGATTATGCCACAATATGCATCTAACTATCCTAATTCGCTTTCATACCCTATTGCCTCAGATCCCGTAAATGTACACGGAGATTTCAAGGTATTGGTAGATGCGTTAAATAATATTCTTCCCCCATTAGGATACGGAGCAGCATATATTGATGTTAGAAATACCACAAACGCAGCAATTTCTCAGGGTACTCCAGTTTTTATTAGCGGAAGTGTTTCTGGAAAATCATTAGTTGAAAAATATAATCCATCAAGTGTTTCCCATAATCCAGATGTTCCAATTCTTGGTTTGGTAAAAAATGATATTGCAACAAACACCAACGGGCTTGTTATTGTCTCTGGAGTTATTCAAATGAATACAACAAATTTAGGTCCTGCTGGAACAAAAATTTATGTAGATAATAATGGGGCCCTTGTTGCAGGCCGTCCATCTACTGGACCAGCAAGATATATAGCAGTCGTTGCAATTCAAGCAACCCTTGCACTTGGAGGAATGTTAATTGTTCAGACAAAAGGCAACGGTACTTGGGGAGCACTCAAAGACGGATTGTCGTGATATAATAACATTATGGCTACCTTCAGAAATCAACCCACAGACTCTTATGCGCTAGGTTCAGCACCACCAGAAATTCGTTGGACTGTTGTTCGTGGAGATTCTGCAGCATTTCGTGTTTATGTAACCAATGATGCTAGAGAGCCACTTCTTCTTGATGATTGGGAAGTTGCTATGGATATTTATCGTCCTTCAACTGATGAGGTTGTTGTTTCTTTATCCCCTGAGCCAATTGAGTTTCAGGACACAGAAGGAAGTTTTACTGTAAACCTTACATCCTCTCAATCAGAACTTCTTGAGACAGGAGATATCTTCGACATCCAACTCACAGAACTTCTATCAGAAGGCAGAGTTTGGACGGTAGCCAAAGGGTCAATGGTTATCCTTGAAGATGTAACTCAGTAATGCCAACAAACCTAACCCCATTATCACAAGAATTTTACAGAACAACCCATAGGCTTGCTCATACACAGATTCAAGATCTTGATGTCAAAAGAATAAAGATCGATCACTTCCAGCCAAAGGCTAGGGTTCAAGAGGTTTTGCCGTTTAGAGTTCAGTTTATAAATGTAAGTGTGTTTGGATACTCTAAAACAAATCCACCTCCAATTCCTCTTCAAGTTATTGGTTATAGTAACTATATTCTTTAATAGTACTATTAAAAGGGATGATATAATCACTACATGGCCAAAGTATCAATTCCATCAGTTAAGGCTCTATTCCAAACAGGAGATAGACCTACTCAAGAAAACTATGAAGATTTAATCGATACCGCTTCCGCTCAAGCAACAGACTTGGGTTCAGCAGGTAACAATGAAAACACAATCACTGGTATTGAGAACGTAACTGTTGTTGATAACTTTGACGCTACAGTTTGGCGAATGGTCAAGTATATTGTTTCAATATCAAAGACCACAGCAGGGGACAACAAGTTCTATGCAACCGAACTTACAATTCTCGTTGACGGTACAAATGTAAATGTCAGCGAATACGGAACAATCGACAATGATGGGAATATTGGCACCATTAATGTCTCTCGCACTGGAAATACCGTGGCCTTAACAGTCACTCCAGACCCAGCGATCAAGCCAGTCACAGTTCGTTTCGCACGAATTGGACTTAAGGCATAATAAAAGGAGATATAAAAAATGGCAACAGTAAATAAAGATTTTAAGATTAAGAGTGGACTCGTCGTTGAAGGCCTACAAGGTACAATCAACGGTGAGGTAATTCTTACAGAAAATGCAGGAGATCAATACATTCTTGATTTGATTGGTGGAGAAACACTAGTCAAGTCAGTATCAAACCAGTTTGATGTTTCAGCAGGTGGAGAACTTTCACTTGATCGTACAGTGGTAGATGCTTATTATGATGAAGCAGGTTCAGCAGACGCAGCAGAAGCAGCAGCAAACTCTTACACAGATGGAAGAGAAGCAGCAATTACAACTGCTTACGAAGCATACGCTGATCAAGCAGAAGTAGATGCTAAAGCATATACAGACACTCGTGAAACTGCAATCACAACTGCTTACGAGGCATACGCTGACACAGCAGAGCAAGATGCTAAAGACTACGCAGATGACTTGATCAATGATGCATCAAACCTTTCAACAGAGGTTTGGTCAGCATACAAGACAGCAACAGAAATTAGCGTTGCTCAGACAGCAGCAGAGGCTTACACAGACACTCGTGAAACTGCAATCACAACTGCTTACGAGGCATACGCTGACCAAGCAGAGGTAGATGCTAAGGCTTACACAGACACTGAAATTGCAGCACTTGTAGATTCAGCACCAGCACTTCTTGATACACTCAATGAGTTGGCAGCAGCAATTGGAGATAATCCAAACTATGCAACAGACCTTGCTACATCAGTAGGAACAAAGGTTTCAAAGGCTGGCGACACAATGACAGGTGCTTTGACACTTTCAGGTGCACCAACAAGCAACCTACATGCAGCAACAAAGGCATATGTTGATTCAGCAGAATCAAATGCAATTTCAACAGCATCATCAGATGCTACCTCAAAGGCTAATGCAGCACAGGCTGCAGCAGAGGCTACAGCATCATCGGATGCTACCTCAAAGGCTAACGCTGCACAAGCAGCAGCAGAAGCAACTGCCTCAGCAGATGCAACTTCAAAGGCAAATGCAGCACAAGCAGCAGCAATCGCACACGCAGATGCACTTACAACAGATGATGTAGCAGAAGGAACAACACAGTACTTCACAGATGCTCGTGCTAAGTCTTCAGCAGCAAGTCTTTTGACTGGTGCTTCACTTACAAACATTACAATCACAGGAACAGGTGCAGGACTTACTATTACCGCAGAAAACGGTGTAGCAGATTCTACAACAACTGATCTTGCAGAAGGTACAAACCTTTACTTTACAGATGCTCGTGCTCGTACTGCAGTAGATGGAACAAATCGTTCATTTACTTCAGTTGAGTTAAACTCAGTTGCTAAGCAGGTCGCAGCAACACTTTCAGCACCAACAGCAGGAATCCAAGTAGCACACGCCTTCGCAAAGGCTGACTACCGTTCAGCAGAATACCTTGTAAAGGTTGCCTACGGAGCACATACTGAAATATCAAAGGTCCTTTTGACACTTGACTCTTCAGATAACATTGCAATCACTGAATACGGAATTGTTGGAACAAATGGCTCAGCGTCATCAATTTCAGCAGGTATTTCAGGAGCAAACGTACAACTACAGGTAACAACCACAAACAATAACTCAACAGTTACTGTTATGGGAACACTTCTAGTTTAATAAAAAATAAAAATAGTTGGAAGAGGGAGCAGTAAATGGCAACAGTCGATAAAGACTTCAAGGTCAAGAATGGATTAGTCGTAACTAACGGCGGTACATTCGGAGATGCAGTAACAGTAGGAGCACCAACTCTTGCTGATCATGCAGCAACTAAGGAGTATGTCGATAACCGATCAATGGCTGTTGGCTCAACTGCTCCTTCTTCACCAACTAACGGAACACAGTGGTTAGATACTTTAACAAATAGAGTTAATTTTTATTACAATGGAACTTGGTATACCCAAGCAACTATTGATGATACAAATAATTTACCACAGCACATTCACGATACCGCAATTGATGGAACTGGCTTCATAGTATCCCAGTTCTATGAAGGTGGATCATTCAATAGCCCATTGGGTGTAGGTTTGGATGCAGGTGGCCCCTCTACAACAGAGTGGACAGTTGTATTCGATGGCGGTAGTGTAGTAGATAACTTCAATTAAAAAATTGATGTTATAATAAGATAAGTTAATGGGCAGCCCCCATAAGGAGAATATATAAATGGCAACAAGAATGCAACAGCGCAGAGGTACTGCAGCACAATGGACGGCTGCAAACCCAATTCTAGCAGCAGGTGAGATCGGTTTTGAAACCGACACAAGTAAGTTTAAGATGGGTAATGGCTCATCTACATGGTCAGCATTACAGTACTTTGCTAATGCATCAGAACTAGCAGCCATCATCGGTGGCGACATGCCAGCACTTCTCAATTCTCTTGATGAGTTGGCACAAGCGATCAATGATGATCCACAATTTTATCTAACAATGGGAACAAACCTAACAAACCACCAAAATGATACAACTATGATTCACGGTATTGTTGACACTGCTCTTCTTGCAACAACAGGAGATGTTAATACAGCAGCAACAGGAGCAGCAGTAGCACTAGCAGCACACGAAGCAGATACAACAAATGTTCACGGAATTGCTGACACATCATTGCTACTAACTACAGCACATGAATCAGACACAACAAACATTCATGGAATTGCAGATACTTCACTTCTAGCAACTACAGCAAATGTTGCAACTGCCTTATCTTCTGCTAGTTCAGCACTTACAGCACACGAAGCAGACACAACAAATGTTCACGGCATTGCAGATACTTCAGTTCTAGCAACTGTTACAAATGTATCAACCGCTAAGTCAGAAGCAATTGCAGATGCTGCAACAGCAGCAGATGGCAAGGTATCAACACATAATTCAGACACAACAGATGTTCACGGTATTGGAGATACATCACTTCTAGCAACAACTTCAGACATTACAGCACATAACCTAGAAACAGAAAATGTTCACGGAATTGCTGATACATCTGTTCTTGTAACACAGACACAACTTACAGATGCAGTTAACGGAGCAGTTGTAGACCAATCAACACTTGCTGGTGTTGGAATTGACTGGAATGCAACTTCAGAAGCATTTGATATTGATTCAACTGTAGCAACCAAGACATATGCAGATGATGCAGTTTCAACACACAACTCTGACACAACAAATGTCCATGGTATTGCAGACACATCACTTCTTGCAACAACTGCAGATGTGGCAGCAGTTACAAAAACCACACTAGGACTTGGAAATGTTGACAATACATCAGATGCTGACAAGCCAGTTTCAACAGCAACTGTAACAGCAATCGCAACAGCAAAGTCTGAAGCAATTGCAGAAGTAACAGCAGTTATTGATGGTGCACCAAACG